AGCAAATGAAAACCAGAGTGAAATAACAACAAATTGGTATACAACACAAAAAAACCGATTAGAACAAGCACAATTATATAGTAAGCAAAAAACTATTAGTATGCTATCAGAAGATGATAATTGGAAAAAATATCTCGGTAAATCTGGTAATAGAAAAATGCAAAAGGATGATATTTCATTATTCAAAAGCGTGCAACATTACGGTATAGAATATCATGATAAACTCAAAACGAAGAGTTTTTCTGCGCATTTGTTTATATTAGGTTTTTGTGGTGGTGATATACCGAGAAAATACTATTGTAAATGCGGTTCGAAAATTACATGGGACGCTGCTACACAGCAATTTAAAGAAAAAGCATACTGCGGTAAGTGCAGAATAATGCCAAACAAACGAGAACATTTCATGTATACATACGGGAACGATTGGAGGAAACATTATCTTGAATATCATCGTCGCATGGAATTCACAATATAAACAAAATGGTAAAAAATGTCAAAATATAAAACGACAGAGAGGTATAACATCATTCATCAATAAAGGATACAGAGAATCTGATATATTAGATTATTATGAACAACATCAAAATATTAAAATAGATAGAAATTTTAGAGTACTCTCTTATTTTCCAGACGGTTATTGTCATAAAACGAACACTGTTTTTGAGGTGTATGAGCCATATCATCTTACACCAGGTCAAATGAAAAAGGACCATATGAGACAACAGGATATACAGGAAGAACTGAACTGTAATTTCGTTATCATATATGATGATCGTATTACTCCTATTAACGACCTAAATATTACTAAAGATGGAATTCATTAAAAATATTAACAATACGAAAGTATTGACTGAAGAAGGATATAAAACATTCTATGGTATATCTAAGCAAACAAAACCATGTATATCAATTAACTGTGGTGTATATAGTCTAACTGCATCGTATGACCATATGTTGAAAACGGAATACGGTTTTGAACGAGTTAACGATATACTACTAGGTACAGGTGTGGAAACCTTAAGTGGTTTACAGAAAGTTATTTCGAAACACCCATGTGGTGATCGTGTTGTTTACGATATCGTAAATGTTGATGGTACTAAAGCATATTATACAAATGATATGTATAGCCATAATTGTGTGTGGATTGATTCATCAGATCAGACTATTAATGAGGAAATGTTCGAGTTTTTGAAATCGAACACATATGAACCAAAATATGTTTATGATAACGGCCATTATAAGATATGGGAAGAACCAAGTGATGAGAAAATCTATGTTGCAAGTGTTGATACAAGTGAAGGTATAGGGCGTGATGCTAGTGTGGTGCAAATTTTTGATTATACAGATCTTACAGAAATTAAACAGGTTGCTTGTTATCATAACAATGAAATAGCACCGTATAATTTTGTTGAAAAAGTACATGAGATATTACAAAACTGGGGAATGCCTTTAGTCTGTGTCGAACGTAATAATAGTGGTGCACAGGTCGTTGATGGTCTTAAAAATGTTCACAACTATGAAAAAATAGTATCGTGGGGCGCCAGTAAAGCAAAACGTAAATCAATACAAAATGGTATAATTAGTCATACTAACACAAAACATATTGGTGTAACAAACATGAGACATTGGGTCACTAATGTACGTGCTGTAAGTATCCGTGACATTCATTTAATCAATGAACTTAAAACATTCACAAAGGGTAAGAACGGGAAATGGCAAGCTAAATCAGGATTTTACGATGACCGTGTTGCTGGATTGATGTGGAATTTAATCATTCTTATAGATGATGTGATTGAACAATATTTTACAGTGGTTGAGAGAGACGAGGCAAACAAACCACTTCTACTTGAAGAGCATGATTATGGTATCAAAGAGTTTATGAGACCAGGTGGTTATATGAGTAATGAAAATGAAGAACATTATGATGTGATGCCAGCTCTTATAAATAATGGTATGTCGCAAGATGATGATATGGCAATGTTAGAACAACAAGGGTGGACACAATGGGGGAGATAATTCAATCAACGCTTAACCAAGCACGTACAGACAAGTTTAGACTTGTTATCGATATACCAGATGCTTTAAGAGATATCAATACTAAAAATTTTGGTACGAGTGATAAAGGTGAAATTATAACTGATTCGCTACAGCTATCAATTAAGGGTACGATAGTGCCAAGTACAAAAGTAAATTCTGAAACTTTAAAATATGCTGGTCAGAGTATGAAGGTATCATTACATACAAGAGAGCCGTACGAAAATGTGACTGTACAATTTCCTGTTGATAATAGATATTATAATTATTGGTTGTTACAAAGATGGCTATCATTGTTGAATGATATGAAAGATTCTGTATATGATGCTGATAATGTTGCAAACGTACAAAAACCGACGGTTGGTAAAATTAAACGATCTGCAACACCACCGCAACAATACCAGACGACATTTACAGTTTATGGTATTGATGAATATAATAAGAATGTTGTAAAATTTATTTACAAAGATGCATTCCCTGTATCTGTTGGTGCAATTGAATACACATATGATAACGACGACTCTGCGGAATTGTATTCATCTTTTGAGTTTGCATTTTCGCAGCTATATATTGAACTAATTTAAGGATACAACAAAAACGTAGTACCGACAGGGTATTTATGTTTCGTTGATGGTAATCTACGCTTAACAGTATGTCGTTTATCTTTTTTAATTTTATCGAGTGTGGTAGCTTCAAACAATGTACGTTTGAAAAAATCTCGTTCGGACTCGAATGTTTCATATACACTATTCTGACCAGGTATTGATATCATGATCTTAAATGGTTTAGGAGGATTTGCATATTTTTTGTAACCATAAATTTCTTCTAATGTTTTACCTTTACGAGGATCAACACCGTCATGTGTTATGCCTTTTTTGATACCATGCCCATGTTTGATATAATAATCTTGCAATGTTTTAGATAAACGGTTCCTTACAACAGTAGCTTCATCACCATAAATTTGTTCTAATGTTTTACCCTTTCTTGGATCGATGTAATCATCACCGTAAAATTGTTTATGTGTTAAACCTTTTCTTGATGATGGTCCTGATCCACCACTTGCTGTTTTTTTATGATTATAGAAAGCATAATTTGCATCGACATTATAAAATTTAAGCCATTTTTCTTCAACCTTATGAAGCTCATGACGGTCATTACAACATACATATTCTATAACTCTTACAGTGAATGTATCTGGTCTCTTTCTAATAGCATGTTTTAATCTTGTATTGCTAGCTTTATAACTATCATAAAAGCTGCCTTTATGAGAACCTATATAGAACATTTGTCGTTTAATATCCGTCCACATATAAATATACCCATAATATGGTATGTCGTTAATTTCGTTACCTGGTGTCATAAAATTATTTAAGCATGTACTAATAAAATATCCCGCAATATATAAATAATAGTATATGAGCAGACAAATACAGAGCCCCGGAGTCGAGGTGAGAGAGATTGATTTATCCCTTAGAGCAAATCTACCAACAGGCACCAACGTTTTAATCCCAGGTTTCGCATCTAAAGGGCCAACTGATGAGGTTATACAAGTTACAAGCCAGAGTGAATTTGAACAAATTTACGGTAGACCATCTACACCAGCTGAAAGATATTTTTATCACTCAGTTCGACCACTTTTCAACTCACCAGCAAATATTTTAACATATCGCTTACCATACGGTGAAGATACAGGAGCTGGTTTTGGTAGCAATTATGGTGCTCTTGCATATCCATGTAGTGCGGTTAGTACACTATCAAGTAACTTCGGTACAGCACTTACTGAGTATGATGAACAATCAACAGATGTGACATACATTCTTGGTGAACCAACACACGTTGAACTTACACGTGATGAATATTATGGTATTCTTGGTAAAAATCCTCAATACTTCCAGTGGGGAAATACACCGAAAACATCATTCAATAGCGTTCAAGACTTAAGCGGTGCAGCAATGATTGTACTTAACAAAGGGCAGACTACAATTGATCAGAAGTTTCAAGGTTTTTATATTGGTGCTATTGATAACACAAATCTAAACCCTGCGACAGATTTCGATGGTATTCTCAGTGTTAAGACTGTTACACAATCAGCAGGCTTTACAACAGCATACACATCACTTCCAAGTTCAAGACTTGACTTCGCACTATCAGCAATCTCTGATAATACTGCAACAACAGTTAATACATTTGATTCAAGTGATGATAGCATATCTGAAGTTATGGAGAATGTGAGCCTGTTTGATATTTCATCGAATCAGTTTGATGATACAGTAACGCTCGGTGTTGTTAAATTAAGCCAATCACCATTCACCTCTGATACAATTAAGCTTGCATACAATATTTCAGAAACATATGTTGGTTCATTTGATACACATAGACAAATCAACAACCAAAATGGTGGTCCAGCAATCAGCTATTCAATTGAAACACGAGAAAATGCATCACCGAATGTTGTTGTGATGACAAATGAATATGTTAATAGCAAAAATGGTAGCACATGGTTAGATATTAATGGAGTGCCAACGAAGAAGGTGCGTTTCACATCATCTCGTTTCGCTAATGTATCTGCAGCTAATACAAATATCGTATCATTGAGCAGTTCATTAGGTGCAACAACATCAGCTCAAGCTGAGACAATCAAGGATGTTTATATTGAAGCAACAGCAACATTAGGTGCAGCAGATAATCTCTATGCTCTCGGTGCATATGCTGAAGCAAATCCTAAGACAAAGAAACTCGGTTCTATTCCACGCAAGCTTGATAGATTATTCGATAGTGTTGAAAACATTGATATGTTTGATATCGATCTCACTGTTGATGGTGGTCTTACCACTATTAACGCGACAGCAGAATATACAGAGCGTACAACAGGTACGAAATATTTCGACGATACAATGGCAGTTGGTGCTATTGATGGGTTCTACAAATCTAATATTCTTGAGATTTCAAACGAAGCTAAAGCCTTCAGAGCAGATTACAATACGATCTTTCAACGCTTCTCAGATTTTGCTGAAAAACGTCGTAAAGATCATATGTTCATTGGTGATCTTCCAAGACAGTTCTTCGTTCAAGGAAGCAATTTCTTGACTCTTGAAGATAAATCAAAGAACTTCTCATTAAACGTTCTTAAACCAATCCAAGCTGTAATGAGTTTAATTAACACAAGCTATGCAGCTACATATGGTAACTGGGGTAAGGTTTATGACAGTGTTCTAGACGATCAGTTCTGGGCACCGATGTCAGGTACAATGGCAGCTATGATGGCTAACACAGATGATAACTTCCAGCCTTGGTATGCACCAGCAGGTTTCACAAGAGGTCTAGTTTCAGGTGTTAATGATCTAGCAATCTACCCTAAACAGAAGCAACGTGATCAGTTATACAAAATTTCTGTTAACCCGGTTGCATTCTTCCCAGGAGAAGGTTTTGTAACATTCGGTCAGAAGACAATGCAAGCAAAACCAAGTGCATTTGATAGAATTAATGTTCGTAGATTATTCTTATGGTTAGAAAAGGCAACAAGACGTACAGCTAAGTACTTTGTGTTCGAACCGAATACATTGATTACACGAACACGAGTTGTCAACGTACTTGATCCAATCTTCAAACTTACTAAGAATACTGAAGGTGTTTACGATTACCGAATCATTTGTGATGAACGTAACAACACAAATGATGTTATTGATCAGAATGAACTAGTGATTGATATTTATATCAAGCCAGTTCGAGCAGCTGAATTTATCTTAGTCAACTTCTTGGCAACCCAGACAGGTGCTAATTTTGATGAAATCATAAACGGTACATCATAATTCCCACTTAAAACAAAAACCGCTCTTAGAAATAGGAGCGGTTTTTTTTTGTATAATATTATCAGAGTCTATGAAACAACATGATACACAATAAATAATATTATGCCAGACAAGAAACTTACAGACTTAACACAACGAACCGCAATCGATGGAAGTGATCTAATTTACGTTGTTGATGTTTCAACAAATACGTCACATAGTATATCATACGATACATTTGTAAATACAAGACTGGAAGCCGTAGAGACGATAACATCAACTGTAGATACTATATCTGCTGATCTTGAATTAAACAAACTCACAGTTCAGCAAGTATTGACAGCAATCAGTGAACTCAATACAGTTCAGGATAGATATTTTGATTTTATTTTTAACCCTGGTTCTATTACAGTTGCATCAGGAGCTTTATATAATACAACATTTACATTAGATAGTGTTAGTGCTATTTTTACAGAGTTGAAAGAATTTGATACAACTGCTGCAGTTGCTATAACATTAAGTGCAACCGGTGGTTTGAGCGGGCTTGATATTAATGCATATGTCACAGCACCATCAGCGTTTGAGATGTACATTAGAAATAATAATGCAAGTAGTATTACAATACCAGCAAGTACATCGTGGGTAGCTGTTCTAACAATTCCAACATTATGATAGTAGAAAAAGGACAAACAGTAAAGTATAAAAGTAAATTCTCCACAATAGATCAAGAAGGTACTATTGATGAGGTAACTTCACTAGGGTATAAAATAAACAATACTTGGTATGATAAAACTGATATAACAATAAAACAAATTTTATTGGATAGCAGACAAACAAACAGCAGCGGTCTTATACTTGGTTGATTAAATAATTACAAATGGCACAGACTTCCCAAAATATACAAGGTTTCTATACCCAACTTCAAGATAAAGATTTTGCACGTAAGAATTTATTCAGAGTGCTCAATATTGACTTAGGTGGTGATATTGGTCTTCAATTCGGTGAAGATGAGCTAGTATATGCAACAACAGCTAAATTACCAGCAAGAGATAATGCATCTCAAGCAGTACCATTCATGGGGCTAGCTTTCAATGTACCTGGTGTAGCTAAATACCCTGGTAGTGATGCATATGTTATTAGATTTCGCTGTGATGAACAATACAATTTAAGAGAAGCTTTTTTACGAGCATCGAGAGCAACATTTGATGATGAAACATCAACAGGTGCTTACTTTGCCCCAAAGCCAGATAGTGTAATCGATCTTGTTCTGTTAGATAAACAACTTGACCGAGCAAAACAATACCAACTTGTTGGCGTTGCTATTAAATCAGTTGGTGAAATTGATTATGATCAAACTGGTGATGGTGAAATCGTTGAGTTTGATGTAACAGTGACATATCACTACTTTAAAGAAACATCACCACAAGATTAATTTAAGTCTCACGACACGAGTAATGCGGAAGGCCCTTATTTTGTATAAGGGCTTTCCTGTATTAAATAATAAAAAATGGCTCTTAACCCTATAAATGATGTAATCCAAGGAATAGGCAATACTGTTAATGGTATTGCTGGTGGTTCGATTGCACAACCAAGCTTGCAACTGTTTGGTACCAACTTGCCAGGTACACCGTTAATAAGTATGAGGGATACGTTTCTTGATAGCTTGTCGCAATGGACACATACTATCCCAAAGAGAACACAATGGCTTGTATTTTTTGATAATTTTCCGTCTGCAATATCTGCTGATATGATGCAACGCTTTGAACCAACAGTCAATTCATCAGCATGGAATATAAATTTATCAAAAGGTGTAACCACTAATGCAAAATCACAACTGATTATTGGATGTATTTTTTCAACTGGGTTCAATATAGGTTCTGAAGAGCTTAGACATGAAGCAGCAACAATTCCGAATAATCGTGGGTTTATACCTGGTATTGTGTTAGGTGACAGAGCACCATTCACAAACCAGCAATTTTCATTAAGACTGAGAGAAACAAACACGTCGTTTACAGACTCTGTTATAAGACCTTGGGTAATTCTAGGTTCTCACTTTGGATATGTAGCTCGTAATCCAGATGATCCTGAAGAAGCAATAAAAGATGTTAAAACAAATATGACTGTTATTCAATTTGCACCCACAAAAAAGGGTATGTCACAAATTCCGCGTAAAACATGGAGATTCTATAACTGTGTACCGCTCAATGTATCATCCCGTGATTACTCATACGATCCATCAACAGAAGGTGGGGAAGAATTTGTAACTAACTGGGCGTATGATAAATACGAAATTAGTAGCAATATATTTCTGGATCCTAAGAGTATTTTAGATACAATTAATCCTATAGGATTTTAAATGATAATAAATACAATACCGGTCAATGAATATATAGCTATCCGTGAAATTTCATTTCATGAACTCAAGAACATTACAAAAATGTTACTTACAGATGAACATAATTATCGTGTTGATGTAATTAATCAGATATGCAAACAAGTAGTTATAAAAGGTAACTGTAAAAATGTGCTTGATATAGTGTTTACAATTACTACACTGAGAAATACAATATTTGGTAATAACTTATCGTATAAGAAAAACGGCACAGAATACACCGATGATTTAACTAAGATATTCAATAACAAAATCAGTTTTAATCCAGCGGTGTTTAAATCCGGTGATTATAAAATATCTTTTATAATGCCATCACGGATACCAAAAGATGAGTATGATATTTTAACTGCATGTCTTTATAAAATAAATGATGATGTTGTGCAATGTTTCACAGATAAACAAAAAGGTATGCTACTTGATAATTTACCTATACCTTTGAAAAGTCTTTATACGTTTCTCAGCAAAGAAGCAGAAAAGCAAAAGATAGTTGTTTCGAAGAATATTGAATTCAGCTTATATGATAGTTCAGCACTAGATTTTTTAACATCTATTCTATATGAAGATCTTGAACAATTGCTGAAGTTTGAATTTCTAGTCAAACAACGTCTTAATATGACAGCAGATGATCTTAAAACGTATACATATCCTGAGTTAAAATATTTCATCAACGTTCTTAACAAACAAGAGCAAGATGAAAATGACAGCTAGTGGTAATATCTTGAAGTACGAATAAATACATTTATGTCAGAAAACTTTAATAATATACTTGCAGATATCAAAAAATCAAACAGTGGTATCCCGGTTGATTGTACAAATGAAGTAGTTACTATAAAACCACTTACATTATCACAGCAAAAAACGGTTATTGATTCAAATAGTGATCCATTACTCGGAGCTGTTTTCTTCAATACTGTATTCTATAAAATTATCAAAGAAAATACAGACATTGGTGTTGTAAATCGTATTAACACTATTGATCGTGTAAAACTTGCACTAGCTTTACGAAAATATATTCAAGACGAAGTTGAAATTGATGATGATACAACGGTTAAAATTTCAGATATCATTGAACATAACAAAGATACGGAATTGTTGTTTGAAACAAAAACAGTTACATCCGGTGATTATATATTTGAAGTAACTGCTCCGAACTTAGAGCATGATAATAAAGTTAATGCATTCTTGTTGAAAAAACATTCAGGTAAAGATGATTATAATGATTTGATTGGTGATCTCTATGTACATGAGCTTGCTAAGTTTATTACATGTATTACAATCAATGATAATCAGTTTAAATGTACGAGTGTAGCACCAACAGTAGAGTTATTAGGTGCAATAGATACAAAACATTTTAAAGACGTGAAAGACTATATTAATGATGTTCGTGGTGCAGAATCGCAATTAACACATACAGGTAATGAAAAGAATGCTATTTCAATTACACCTGAATTTTTCATAGTATAACTTAGCGTATAAATATATGTATGGCAGACGCTATACAAATTGCAGAGGTTTTATCACTCGTATCAAAGGTAACAAAAATTACTGAACAAACAGCTCAGAATGTAAAATCTCTTACTGGTAAGGTTACAGGGTCTGGTGAAAGTAAAGTTACTGGACAGGATGCTGATAGAGTAATTGAAAAGCCTAAGTCTGTCATTGTTACTGATTTTGGACGCAAAGCTGAAGATGATTTAAAACGTTCAGCATATGGTGGTGGTCAAGACGGTCAGGATGGTAAGCAAGGTAAGGATGATTCAGGCTTTATAAAAAAACTAATGCTTGGTGGTATGCTTGTTTTGGGTGGTCTAGCTGCTCTAGTGAAAGGGTTGATGTCAGATGGTCCACTTTCACAATTTCTGAGCTTGCTTGCAAAAGGTGGTATTATGGGTGGTCTTAAAGTATTGAGTAATACTATTATGAAGCCTATCAAGACGTTTATTAGCGGTTTATCAAAAATCATAAGTAAAGCTCTTGGTATTGTAAAAAATACTAAAGTGTTTGATACTGTTATAACAAAAGTCAAAGGTGTGTTTAAATCAGTAGCAAGTATGATTATGAAACCGTTTGCAAAAATACTAGGTCAAGGTGCTGGTAAAGGTATTTTTTCTAAAATTGTTAGTTTAGCTGGTAAAATGCTAAAACCAGTATTAGGTAGACTACCAGGTATTGGGTCAATGATATCATGGGCATTTGCATTTAAAGATTTCAAGAACGGTGATCTAATTAGTGGTATGATGAATGTAGCTTCAGGTATTGCATATCTCTTCCCTGGTATTGGTACAGCTGTTGGTATTGGTATCGATATACTAAATGCATTTATGAATACCGCACCATCAGAAGATACAAGCAAGTCAGGTGAAGGAAAAGGTTTCAAAATCAAAGAATTTTTTGGTAAAATCAAAGATAAAATGATGAATAGCTATCCGATCAAAAACCTGTTTCAATTCTGGGGTGGTGTTGGTAAAGTATTTACTGGTAATTTTAAAGAAGGTTTTACTGAAATGGCATATGCTATACCATTTGTTAAACCATTAGCTGATTTCTTGTTTGGTGAAGTTGATGAAGAAACAGGTGAAAGAGGTGCTCCAAAAGGTTCATTTAAAGACTTGTTCAAAGCTATACGAGAGAAAGCAATGACTGGAATTATCAACTCGTTTCCGAAAATGTTCGGTATACAATCAAAAGTAGCAAGCCTTCTTGGTATACCTGGATTTGATGATGGCGGAGCCGGTGATGCGGAAATTGATGCATATAAATCAGCGAAAACTTCTGGCCTTTATAATAAAGATATAATTGGTGCATCTGAAATTGATAAAAACAAAGTTACTGCTGCAACAGACATGCAGTTACAAGCTATAATTGATGATAATGATTTGCGTGATGAGGACATGAAGTTTATTAAAGATGAACTCAGAAAACGTAACAGTGTTAGTGATGTTGCTGCATATGCAAATACCAAACAGCAGAAAAAAGAACAGAAAACTGATGAAAGTGTAAAAGAACTTACACAAATTGCAGAAGATCAGTTAGCAATTCAAAAAGAGAATACAGAGGTTCTCAAAAATATTGAAGCAAGACTCCAAAACCCTAGTACAAACAATATATCATCATCTAATAAAGTTACACATATTAATTTCAATGGTAATGGACTGCGTGATCTTCAATACAGACACTCGTATTAAATATTAGTAGATGTCAAACTTATGGTCACTTAAATTCGGTAAAGACGGTACAATACCTGCTCTAGTACGCTCATCTACTAGTATAACAGGTAATGATATAGACTTTTCTGCGAATACTGTGTATGAAAAGCTTATTGTAGGAAACCCTACAAGCCCTATTGATGTCGTTAACGATTTTCAATGGACAAAGTCTCCACAAACATCACGTCGTGATACACCGAGTGTTCGTATTAAAGAAAAACGTATAACAAAGAATAGCACTATCACAAATCTTGCATATAGTTTAAATGCTGCTCTTGGTGCGGGTGGTACAGGTGTAGATAGTTTAATAAACTCAGCAGCTACAGTACAGAATTTGATACCAGGCGGTAACGCATTGAGTCAAACATCAATCGGCCAAAATGTGGGTAGTATTGCTCAGATATCAAGCGAGCAAATTTCAGAGACAATTTCGGCTGCACAAAACGCTATTACAGAGTTAGGCGGTGGAGCGCAGTTTACAAGCAATGTGTTGAAACCATATAATGGTCTTTATGCATTAGAAGATACAGGTTTTGAATATAACCTACCATACTTTGATAATAAACATTCTGAATTACGAACTCAAATGGGAGAAAATCAGCAAAATATTGCAAGTAGTTTTGCAAGTGCTGCGGTAGATATTGCTGCAAACCTAGCTAGTGTTGCTCAAGCCCTCCGACCTGGTACGTATATTGAAGAGTCAAGACAGTTTCAAATGCAGCAAGAAGGTCGAAATATTAATATTTCATTTCCGTTGCTAAATACTGGTACATATGATGATGTAGCACAAAATTGGCAACTTATTTTCGGGTTAGTATATCAAAATCGCCCGGGCCGAATAACAAGAACACTTGTTGATTTACCTGTTATTTATGAAACTATTATAGACGGGGTGTTGTTTATGCCGTATAGCTACATTTCAAACATGTCAGTCGACTTTATTGGTGGTAGACGTAAGATGAAAATACCATTACCGGTTACAACATCTTCTGATGATGCTGATGTAGGTGTTCAAAGAGTAGAAGCTATTATACCAGATGCATATCAAGTGAATATAACAATTTCAGGACTTAACGAAGAAACACGTAACTTTCTTTATGAAAGTATTAGTCCAGGTCTTGTAACAACAAGTTCTGTAGGTGGTGAAACGTTAACGGAACCTGTTCTAGGTACATCAAATGTAGCTGGGGGACCAACACCTGGGTATAATGCTGGTGGTATTTCGTCTCCAGATATAATTCCATTAGAACATAGCAATACAACAAAAGCAGCTGTTCGAAATTTAACTAACTAACATATGAACGGGAAATATCAAAATAATATACCAGATTTACCAACACTTGAATCATACAGATTCGAGAATATTTTCCGTGTGTATGAAACAGGTGAAAGAGATTATTACTTCTACAATATAATCAAGAAAATAGAGTTACCGGATGATTTAAATAGTAATTACTTTGATGCAATAAAACTTGTTAAAAAATCTCCCCTCACAACAATATCGTATAATGCATATGGTACTATGCACTTGTGGTGGCTGATTTTAATTGTAAATAATATATCTAACCCTGTTAAGAACTTACCTGTAGGGAGAGATATACGCATTGTGAAACCCAAGTATATTAAACTTGTTGTTGATGCGATACGTAGACAACTTTAACAATGCCAATCAATAACACATTACTGAATGAACTAGATTCACAAAATTTTGAGTGTATTTTACATGAGCAGAAATACATATTCAAACCGGTGTTTTTAAACCCGGATAACAATGTATTACCAATTACAAAGTCTAGTATTAAGACATTGACAATTACCGATAATATTTTTTCACCATTCACATCAGCTGATATGGTTATTAAGAATAATGATAATGTGTTTGAAAGATTAAAATTTAGTAATTCGGACACCGAGCAAAATCCGGAATTAAACGATGTACAAGGGTTTAATATTCGAGGTGATGGTAGAGATATAATGTATCTTGAAATTATACCTATTGAAAAGAACGCTTATAGTGATTTAGGTGAAGAGTTTAAACGAGTGTTTGGATTTAGAAATACATTTGTATGTCAATATGATGAAGAAATAACAGAAGAAGAAGGTTCATACAAACGTTTTAAACTTATGGATTATGATGAGTTGCTGTTAAGAGAGAAGAACATATTCTTCTCTACAACAAAGTTACTCAATCTTGACAACCCATTAGAGGTTCAAAATCTTACGAATGAAGAAAGACAAGTATCGACAGGCAATTGTCTTAAACTCATACTTAAAGATGCGCTCTTTGTAGGTGATATAAATGCTATTATCGATCCAGCTGGTGAAAATTTTGAACCCGGTGCATCGAAAATATTTTATAGTTCACCATCACAGAGTTCTGCATATGATGATATGATGTATATTTATGATAGACATGTTAGTGATGATACAGTTTCCGATTTTAGTATTTTGAGCAAACATCAATACACAGGTCTTTATTCTCTCGAAAGTGTTTCAAAAAAGTTTTCAAGAGCGTATGTTAAAGGTGTAGATACTGATAGTGCAGGTAAAGATGCAATCGAAACAGTAATCATATCCGGGTTACCAGAAGAAGGTGGTACGCTTTCAGAAAACGAAAGAAAAACACCACTTATATCACCGTCATTCGGTGAACAAAGTCAAGTAAGAGATTACAAATTCTTTAATACTGATAGTCTTCTTCTTTCAAACAAAGTTAATACAAAAATTGTACATTCATACGATTATGACAAAAAACAGTTTAATGCTGAACAGAAATCAAGTAATATTGAAACCGGAAAGAGTGTATTTGCGCAAAATTATGTTGATGGTATGAAAGGACAAAATGGTGAGCCATCACCTAATCTTATTGTTAACGACACTAAACGCAGAAACCTATCACACGAAAACACATTCTCGCAATACGCAAATAACCCAGCGTTGAAGCGTAATGCTGGGGTAAACAAATTCCTACGTAATGCTCTTCTTACCAACATTGGTGTTGAATTAACATTACCCGGTCAAGTTTTTAGACGTTCTGGTAAATTTATAAACGTCGAGCGTGATGGTCAGTATGTGGATAATAAGTTCGATAGAAAGTTTATAGGTACATATTTCATTATTAATGTAGAACATGTGTTTGTTAACGAAACAGAATACTATAACAAAGTGATTGCTGTTAAGACGTACCACTTTACTGATCCGCAATTTAAGGAGGATACAATATAATGGCATACCAGACATCATTATTACCAGCTTATGTAGATACTGTTGTATTACCGACAACTGAATACTACAGATCAGCAAGTAACATGTTAGACATCTTCAGCAAATACATCGATGCATTAGACTCAAGCATTGCGTTTGAAACAAAAAAATGTGATCCGAAAGCTATACAAGCTACAGCTGAACTTTATAAACAATTGAATGATGAACGGTTTGAGCTATTTGATAACAATTTTAAAAATCATTTTATTGAGAAATTCAATTCATTATCATCAGCACTACAACAATCAATTCAAACGATAATAGGTTCGAGCAATCAGTATTTCACTGAGTATTCTGATGATATTGGTTTGTTAACAGAGCATACGACAGTCTTTGACAACAGTTTATCACCATTCTTTGATATATTCAGTGAAGAATCCCCTGTTGTAATGAATACACCTGTTACATTATTCAACAAAACGACAAACCATAACAAACTACTACAAGTTAAAATGTCGCTTCATCTTGATGCGCTGATGAAGCAGAATTTGCAAGGAATAAACGGGTCTGTTACCAAAACAGATAGTACAACATCACATGGTAAAAATCATGTTGTGGACTATCAGTATTATGAGCGATTGTTCGATTTTAAAGACGAAACGAAAAAAGGTCTTATCTCAGCTCTTAAAGAAATGGGTGAGTTCATATTTTATATTAAAAATGTTAATATTCGTGAGAACGAGAACGTTGCAAAGTTAATCCCAGTAACGTTAGATGTTGAAGGCATTACAACACAGGTAGATATGTTTTTGAATAAAATTGAATCGGGGGCGCCTACAATGAATGATTCACTTAGTGCAGTTAGGTAGCATCTTTAATTTCAGCTACCTCAGCATCTGTTGCATCTGCGTCGATTACTTTAGCTTTAGAGATCATATAATCGAGTAATTCATCACGATTTATCGTAAGAGCACCAGCATTAGATCTTTGTTCTTCAATTTCTTTTTTACTCTCAATATCCATCTCTTTGATTTGTCGTTGAGCAGTGATTTTTCTTTCGTTAATATGAATCTTGTTCAATGTTTCAATAGCTGCTGCACTTGATGAAAGTATTCTTGCAAGTGCCTCTACATCTTCCGGGTTTGGCGAGCTTCTTACGTATTCCTTTAATGTACTTACAACATCAAGCGAGTCTGTAACAAGCTTACCAGAACTCATAACAAGAAATTTTTCCACATCTTCAGGTGTCAATTCTTTTTGGCTTTTCTGTACGCCTGTATTGTTATCTATTGATTGTAATTGACTTATAAGGTCATTCACTGAATCATCTAATTCATCATTATCCATTTATTATATTTAGTCGATATCTTGATAAACCAAACACATACTGTATAATAGGTGTATGAATGAAGAAAATAACATCCAGCGTATTGATTGTAAAATCGAATTTGTAAAAACCCATGATGATGCTAAATTACCTGAAAAGGCCCATCATGATGATAATTGTTACGATCTGTTTGCTGTAGAGGATACTACAATACCACGTAGTAAAGTTGATACAACCGGTGGTGTAGATGTCGGGCACGCTGTTGTACCTACAGGTATTACAGTCGGTAACATTACACCAGGGTTTGGATTTGTTATTAAACCAAAGTCTGGTTTAGGGTTTAAACATGGTATTCAACCACACTTCGGGGAAATCGACACCGGCTACAGGTCTGATCTTGGTGTAAAAATATACAATCTGACAGGTATACCATATCACTATAAGAAAGGTGATAAAGTTGCGCAAATTAAGATTGAAAAGAACTATGTAACAACAGTTGAATGGGCTGATCAAATTACCCCGGCAGAACGAGGCGCACACGGTTTCGGATCAAGCGGTCGCTGATGCTTGATTTAATTGCACAACTCGGTATCGGCATCTTTGGTCCTGCTGCATTTATTTGCTCTATGAGCGAGCAACGTAAGTGGAAGATTATAGGTGTTGTGCTCGGTTGGGTTAGTCAACCATTTTGGTACATGATGCTTGTTCTTACAGAGTATTGGTATACAACACCTGTGCACGTTGCTTATACCATTGGATGGGTTTTGAGGACATATAATCTCTCTGTAAACAAAGATAAAAAGATTTAACCGCTTGCTCTGATTTCGTAACTATTGTTATCAACGAAATTGGCAAACTTGCGAAGCTCGGTCGCTTCACGACCGTCTCCGGCAACATCTGATACCATTTCGATGTAGTAATGTACCACTTCTTCCATTGAAACTGGCACCATTTCATCATATTGAGTTGATACTTCATCAGATTCCTGCTCTGATCTATTATAGTAAGCTTCGTTGATTAGTTCGAGTTCTGTTTTGTACATAAAAATATTTAATCTATTGAACAACCATAAACATAAACTATAATATCAATATGGATAAATTTAATCAATTGTGGACAGAACGTTACAGACCTCAAACATTAGACGACTTAGTGTTGTCAAATCAAAATCGTAAGTATTTTGAAAATATAACATCTGAAATACCGCATATGTTATTTTGTGGTACACCAGGTATTGGTAAAACAACGCTTGCGAAAATCATCATTAGTAAGTTGCAATGTGATTATATGTATATCAATGCATCTGACGAAAACGGTATTGATACTATCAGAAGTAAAGTTGTAGGATTTGCACAGACGAAATCGTTTGATAAAAATTTGAAGATCATTGTGCTTGATGAATGTCTTGATGAGAATACACCAGTCCATGTATTGAGAGATGGTAAAAAATGTACTCAACCTATTAAAGATCTTGATCATGATAATGATCTTGTAATGTCATATAATCAAATAAAAGACAGAATAGAGTATAGACCATTTAGCCATTTTTACATGGGTGAACAAGATTGTTACGAACTTGAATTTGAAAATGATGAAAAAATAATATGTACTGGTAGTCATAAATGGTATGTTGAAAATGAAGACGGTGAGATTGAAAGGATGAAATTAGATGATATGATCTCAAAAGGAATAGATACAATTTTAACAAAGGTTGATAGTATTACTGTTGAATGTCATAAATAATTATATGAGAGGTGGCAATCGAACGAATAGAAAATCATATTCAAAAGAGTCAATAAAACATTTGGTACAAGATTATAAACAAAAACAGGTACGTTATTATAATCCTGTAACAAAAAAGGTATATGATACACATAAGTTGTGGTTTACTAACTTGGTATACTGGATGGATAAACCCAGTGTTAATCATTTTTTGTTTTTACTCGAAGAACCGCACTATAGCTTATATTCTGGAATTTTGTTAACAGAAGATAGTTTTTCTTATTCAGGAACATTTAAAGGTTGGACCGGTTGGAAAAAATATACGCCATCAGAAATTAAACAACGTGTGTGGACAAAACTAAGAGATTACACAAAAACTGAATCTGAAATAGAAAAAATACGTAAAACACTTAAACAATATAATAAGACAGATGCAGGTATAGCTCAGCGGAATAAAAAATCAAAACGTATGAAAAAATTCTACGAAACTGAAGAAGGTAAACAACATAAAAAGATGTGTTCAAAGAAAATGTCACGAACCATGAAACGGAAAATCGCATCAGGTGAATACACACCAAACATTACTAATACATGGACACACTGGGATGCAAAAATAGTAATTGGGGAAACAACTAAAAAATTTAGAAGTTCGTGGGAAGCATGCTTTTGGTTATGTAACCAACATTGTGAGTATGAAACGATACGAGTCAAAACAGATGTCAAAACATACATTTCAGATTTTTATGATCCGGAAACCCGTACAATGTATGAAATTAAACCGAAAAATAGATATAATATAGAAATAGACAAAATGACAGCATTGCAAGAATATTGTGATCAGAATGAAATGTCATTTAAATGGATTAATGAAGAAAATATTATACAATATATTGACGAAACAAAATTTGAAGATGATAATTTATTACAACTTAAAATGATGAGAAAGGCATATGCAAAAATTAAAGATTAAAAAAATAACAAAAATTGGTATAAAGAAGAAAGTTTATGACCTTTCAGTTGATGAAACACATAATTTCTTTGTTGGAAATAAAAAAGTATTAACGAGTAATTGTGACGGGCTCTCAAAAGATGGCCAAAAAGCCCTACGAAATACAATTGAAGAGTATAGTGAGGTAACCAGGTTTATACTTACAGCTAATTACAAGCACAAGATCATTCCAGCCCTTCAGAGTAGAACACAGTCATTCGACTTTACAGCTGATATTGGTGATGTTCTTAAGAGGGTTGCTCATATCTTATCAGCTGAAGGTATTACCGTTAGTGGTGAGCAGAAATCAAAGCTTGGTAAGCTTATCAAAAATAACTTTCCAGATATACGTAAGATCATTAACGAAGTACAGAAAAATTGTGTTGATGGTAAGTTAGATATTCAAACGTTGACCAATCTCAATAACATATACTCATTCATGCATGAATGTATTACAGGTAAGAAATCTCTTAAGCTTAGAAAGTATTTGATTGAGAATGACAGCGAGTTCCAAGGTGATTATCATGCCTTGATGAGAGGTTACTTGGAACATGTTTACAAGTGTGAAGATCTTAGCGATGAACAGAGCAAACGTTATATCTTATGTATAAGTGAGCATTTATACAAAGATGCAATTGTTATGGACAAAGAAATTAATGCGTTTGCTTGTTTTGTAAAACTAGAAGAAATATATTAATTGTTATTATATGGTGGTGTCCATGCTCTTGGGAAACTTTTAATTAAGTTATTTTCTATAACAAGTTGTACCTCACCTTTTGCCATTACAGGGTATAAATTACCGTTTGAAGCAATAACGCCACCATCATAACGAAGGGAGCTACCATTAGTACCACCGTTATCAAAATCTATACCAGCTGTTGTGAATTCGAGTGTGTCTGCAACAGGATCAAGAATAGCAATTTCACGTATACCTCTATATGGAAAACCGTAAATTCTACCGTCAACACCTGTAGAAGCTCCTCTATATGCTGGTCGTCTTACCGCCCAATCAGCACCATAGTCTTTTACTATTGCTGTATCAGTAGCTGGATCAATTATTAATACACCTTCTGCTCTATATGGTAAGCAGTAAATTTTACCATCAGGACCAGTACCAGCATAATTCCATTGTTGATCGTTCATATCAATACCGAAATCGGTTTGCGTAGCTGTGTCAGTTACCGGATCTATAATAAGGACCGAAGTAGAATTTAGCGGTGTGCCGTAAATTCTACCATCAAGACCTGTAATACAACCTCTATATGATCCATTTCCAACAAAATCGAGACCATAATCTTTAAGCTCAGCAGTCTGTGTTTCTGTATCAATAATGCATACAAAATTACTGTTAAATGGCATTGCATACAACTTTCCATTACCACCGTTGCAAATTCCAAGCCATTGTACTTTACCAAATTCATTTTCTTCGAAAGCTGAAAGCGGTAAACCAAATCTTGATTCAGTAGCTGTATCGTTTTCTAAATCAATAATGAGAAATCCGGTAATGTTATCAGCGTCAGGTGTAGCATATGCTTTACCATCATTTCCTAAGCAAACAGATATCCAATTAGGTGTAGTAAGATCTAAACCGAATGTAGATTGTGTGGTTGTGTTAGTATTTTGATCTATAATATTAAATTTTTCACCGTTTGTTGGTATAAATATAATACGCTCTTTAATGATATCATAAACACCGCAACGAAACTGATTATTCGGATCACCTGCTACAGAAGGTGTAAACGGGATAGTTTTAATTTCACTTGTTGTATATTGACCATCAATGTATTCTTGTGCTAACTGTGCTTGACGTAACAATAAGGGATCAAGGTTAGTAGCATCTCCATCGCTTCCTGTACCAGCAACCTCCCAATCAGTATCAGCTGGCCCATTTTTAACATAACGTGTACCATCCGGTGCTACCCCGAATGAACCTTTTGTAGCTGTAGCACCATCGATTTGTGGTGAGTTTGTGTCTAAATCTTGTGTTGTAGTATGTGTTGGCATAAATTATATTATTTTTGTTGTTATTAATGTACCGTTGTTGTCGATTGAAAGAGCCCATTCGCTGCTATCAGGGCTCGTAAGATTCAACGTACCAGATATTGTTGTGCCAGATATCGTACCGCTAGAAATTATATTATTTGTATAAATTGTATTTGGTTGTGTTGATGTTAAATTATTACCAACTATAAAAGAATTATCATGAGTTGTTTGTATAGTATTGTTACTACCACCAAGTATTGCTGAATTATTACTCGAAATAGTATTGTTCACCCCACCACCTATAAAATTTTCAGGGAATGTAACAACATTGTTCTGTTTCGTTTGTAGAGTGTTATAACCTGTTACATAACCTGCACTAATTGATGTCTGAAACGTTGAACCGTTTTGGGATACAACAAACGCTGCAACACCAGATAGTGATGATGTTTTTGTTAACTGCGAGATTTTAATACCTGGTACTGACATACTTACATTTATTTATGGTTATAAACTGGTTTGTACAACAGTATCAGATTAAGCTGTAGCTATTGTCGTTATCGTACCACCTGAACCTATATATTTTAGATCACCAGCTGAAACAAACATAACCCCGCCTGTTGTAGGTGTTGTAGGTACTGTTGATGTATCGTTTATCTCCACATCATAAGAACTAAGACTTGCTACAGCAATTGTGATTGTACTATCAATCTTATTAGCTGTGATAGCATCATTAGCAATTTTTACATTAGTAACTGCATTTGAACCGATTTTGTTAACAGTAACTGCACCAGTATTAATTTTAGCTTCTGTAACAGCATTTGAGCCAATTTTGTTAACAGTAACTGCGCCAGTATTAATTTTAGCTTCTGTAACAGCATTTGATCCAATTTTACCAGCTGTTACTGCACCGGTATTAATTTTAGCTTCTGTTACTGCACCAGTATTAATTTTAGCTTCTGTAACAGCAAGATTATCTATCTTTGGTGTTGTAATTGCTAAATCAGCAATGCGATCAGTATCAACAATTGATGTAGCATATGTTTCAGCACTTAAAGCATATGTTTCAGCACTTAAAGCATAGAATAAGGCATTCGCCGATGCAGTTTGAGTAACAGATAAAGCTGCTTCAATATCGCTAATAGGTGTTGTCCAATTTACACCATCCCAGAATTTAAGAGTAAGTGTTGAAGTATTGTAGTATATATCACCAACATCAATCGAAACACCGGTAACAGCATTAGCAAGTGTATCATTTGCAAAAGCACCAATATATCTCTCATCAAATGCTGAAATACTCAGAAGTGTTGTATCACGAGCAGCTTCGGTGAGAGCGAGTGCATCTCGACATGCGTCAGGAGCAGCAGAAAAATCAAACACGACTTTACATTGGTTGGTATCAGCTGCATCAACATATTCAGCTGTAGGGTCGCCACTTAATCGTGCAGATGTAGATGTGAATAATGTTGTAACTTCATAAACTTTAAACACGACATCATCTCTAAATTTTTCACCAACATTATATGTTCTACTATACTCAAATAGGTCCCAGTTAAGCTCGTTACTAAACACTATACGTTTCCAAGCAGTATCAGCTATATCTAATTTTATCCATCTTGTTTTGTCGCTACCAAAACCGATTGCACCGTCACCTGCGCTAACCCCGCCAACAGTAGGGTCAGGTACACTAAGCTCGATATCGAGAATCCCGGCACGGATTAAATTTTCTAAATCATAAGGCATATTTTTATTTAATCATAGCCCATATGCTACTTACCGATTATTAGTACCCTTTCATAAAGCCAGCAACGTAACTTTCACCGACAATATTTTTATCAGGTGCTGATGTCTTTGAAATATCAGTGTTTTTAATAGGTAATTTCGTTTCACTCTTTTTGAGCTTATCACCTTGCTGAGTCATCGTTTGTTGCTCTTCCTCATTTTCTTCAGGTTCTTTCGGGGTCATCGAAACTTTATTATCATATTTTGCATCATCCGGAATATTTGGAAGATTAGGATATGTTTCATCAACTTCAAGAAGTTGAGCAGGAATTGTTACCTTGTTTTGTGCATCATATCTACCAGGTGCAATTTCTACTGCTACCTCAACGTTAAATGTTGTTCCGCGGTTATCTGATACACCAACGTCGTTAGATGGGAGAAGAGGTTTAACATCAATTGCTCTATATTGCTTACCGTCTTGAAAATAGTCTTCAATATGCTTTTGAACTTCAGGTGAAAGATCTTTATATACCGGGGTCGTTTTATAATTTGATACTAATTTAACGACATCATTTTTTTGAACCCCGCCATTAGTGTAACGATTGATTGTTTGCTCTGCTAAAGTGAGAAATTTGCTTTCCATACTATTATTTATAAAGAGCGGTATAAAAACACAATCGAATAGTTAACATAGTTTGTTGTCATAAATATTTAACAATGGCAAAGATTAGATTAGATGTATTGAAGCGTAATGAAAGTAGACCAGACTCTACAATATATACTGATTTGCATATGGATCTCAAATTCGGTGTTTTACAGAAAACAGAACTACATAAACGACCGAATAAGGATTTTCAAACAGATAATAATATTGGAGCAATTAGAAATGCATTTGTTAGCTTACTTACAACATCCCAGGGTGAGAAAATTTTAAATCCAACCTTCGGGATCAATTTTGGTGATTTATTATTTTTACCGGTGACACAACCAAGAGCTCGTGTAATAGGTGAAACAATCGTATCAACAGTAGCAAAATTTGAACCACGTGTACGTATTTTAAACGTGAATGTAGTGGCTAATGAGGATGATCAGCAATATGTAATAACAGTGAAATATACTATACCGCGTTTTAACAACGAACCTCTTATCACATCAGGTGTGCTTGATCAAACCGGTTTCTATACAACTTAATTAAATAAAATATATGGCCGATAACAACAATACAGATTTTACGCTACCAAAAAATGCTTATGCATGTTTTGATGCACTTTCTCTAAAGCAACTTATCAAACAAAGACTTAATGAAGGTGGAGCGTTTACCGATCAAAATTACGAAGGAAGTAATATATCAGCAATTATCGATATAATTGCATATTCATACCATACACTACTTTTCTATTTGAATCAGACCTCAAGCGAGTCTATGTTTACAGACACGAGCATATATGAAAATATGAATCGTATTGTTAAGATGATCGATTACAAACCTACTGGTTACCAAACATCTTTACTTTCGTTTAAAGTAACAGCAACAGAGGACCTGCCAGCTGGTACATACACAATACCACGTTATGCAAGTTTTGATGTAAATGGTAATAAATACAGCTTCATCGATGATGTAACATTTACTAAGACAACAGCTGGTGAACAAGTGCTTAAGTCAGTATCAGATGAAAATCTTTTATATCAAGGTAGCTTTATAGAGCATCCTCCACAAGGTGCATTCGGAGAAGATTTCGAAGTAATTACGCTTGCAACGAAAGATACAGTAACACAACAACCGTTTAATATTGATGAAGAAAGTGTAGATATTTACGTGAGAGATACCGATACCGGTAAGTTTACTCAATATACAGAAGTGGACAATATGTTTCTACAAACCCCATCTGCAAAAGTATATGAAAAACGAATAAATGAAAACGGTTTATATGAATTTAAATTTGGTAATAGTGTGTTTGGTAATAGACTTAAAGCAGGTGACCAAGTTTATATTTATTATGTGAAAAGTGATGGTGCATCTGGTGAAATTGATGTTGGTGATCTGGATGATAATCAATTAACATTGTTCTCCACACCGTTGTTTGAACGTATAACAAACGATGTTTATGCTGACCAGAATCTGACACTTATTACACCGACACAATTATTAAATCTTGATTTTGCTAACACTGTTAAATCAACACCTGCAAAAGAAATTGAAACAGTTGATGAAATAAGAGTCAACGCACCTAAAACGTTTCAAAGACAAAATAGACTTGTTACACAATCTGATTATGAGGTATTCCTTAATAAGGAGTTTTCAAATATCCTTGAATCATTTAGCGTGGTAAACAATAATGAGTTTATCGATGGGTATTTAAACTATTTCTATCAACTCGGTCTCGATAAACCAAACGACGATCCAAGATTTTTATTCAACCAAGTTAAATTTGCTTCCACTGCTAATATTAACAACGTGTATATGTTCTTAGTACCGAAAGTATCAAACGTAAGTTCAAATAACGATTTAAACTATCTTACTGCATCTCAAAAGAACCTTATACTTGATGAGATGTCACGACGTAGAATGTTGAACGTAGAGCTTGTACCCCAAGACCCTGTTTATATCGGTGTCACATTAGGTATTAAACTACCAACTGAAGAGCTAACAGTAGATGTCAAAGATGAAACATATCTTATAATTAAGAAGGATCAAAATAGTAGACTTGGTAGTGAGCGAATCAAACAACAAGCAAATAATATCTTCAAATCATATTTTAAGAGCATTGGTTTAGGAAGCACAATTGGTATTCTCGAACTCAAAAACCAGCTATTTACTATACCAGGTGTTAAGGATGTGTTAATACGAAAAGGTACACTTGAAACACCTAATATCAGTCTAGTTATATTCAATTCAATATACCCAACACAGGATATTGATATCATAACTGCTGATACCAAAATGCCTTTCTATAAATTTCCATATTTATATAACGATACAATCCTTGATAATATTATAGTAGAAGATGCGCAAAGTTAAAAACATACAGCAGAATAATTATGATAATTTAGAATTGTTACCGGTTGGTATAACGATTTTCGATAGAAATGGTGATGATGTTACTGAAACTTTTACCGGTAATATAGGTAGGATAAGTATTGAACTAGATTTTGATAACACTGGGTTGTTTGTTAGTGATAACAATTATTATGTAGACTTTGGTGATGGTACGACATCAGATGATGCAAAACCATCACATGTGTATACATCACCCGGTAAGTATACAATAACAGCTATAGTTGTTGATAAAGACGGTAAATTTTACAAATCAAAAAATGTTGTAGAAATTACTGTTCGTGCATCTATTCCAGACCGTGTAACATTTACAATAGATGGAGAACCAACACAACGAAAGAGTGAATCTCGTGTGAAGGTTAATGTTTATCGAATCAATAGCGATACAGCTTCAAGAACACTATCAGCTAATGGTTATAAAATTAATTTATCAGTTGATAAAAATGAACGTGAACTTATTACTGCAAAAAAATATCAAAATATGCCAGATTTTCAATTTAAAAAGAGCTGCTTCTTTCTGAATGATGTTTCTGATGATTTTGAAATTATTGATAGTGTCCAAACAACGTCTGTTAATATATACGGTAAGCTTGAAGAGAGATTTATTTTCTACTCAACAACTCAAACGATCGATTCTTTCTTCCTTGGGACAATTGGTTACGGTTCGTTCTATTACTACGAGGATTAAGCCTTAAATAATAGTGAATGAGCTTAAGAACCATCTATGGAAATTTTGATCTAAAGGGTTTTGATGATACTGAATCGAACTTTTATACTAACCCGTCTACCAAAAGTGTATTAAACAATATTTCTGAAACGATAACGTTTGATATCACTAATGATGAGTTACCGATTGAAAAGCTTGTATTTTCAACAAACGGTGTGGATGGAATAGGTTATAATGATACATCATTCGAACTTAATGAAATATACTACAAGGGTCAGAAGATATATTTTGTTATTCGAGGAAAAACAGAAAATGATTTTCCTGTAAAGACTGCTCCTAATTTCTATTTAACTGATGACTCAACAAACTTATACGGTATATCACTTTCATGTGTAGATGCAAACAACAATCAAATTCCGATTAATGTTGTAGATAAATTTGATGGCATCGTCGAGCAAGGTGTGTATAAAGGTTATTTTACTGTTGATAATGTCTATGATAATGTTAAACTAATTGCAACAATGCAAACGCCTATCTCATCTGTTTCAGGTGAGTCATCAGTGTTCAATATCTACCCTGCTGAAGGTAAGTATAGCATTCGTAAGATAAATGAAGATCACGATCAGAAACAGACATACAAAGATCTTATATTTCAAAATATACTAATTGATAAACCGAATTTCTTTGATAAATTTTTAGGTCAAATTGTAGGGGACGGTGAGACGAGTTCAGAGGATCTTGGTACATTAATATATGAAAAGATATCAAACTTTTCAATGAATGAAACTGATATATCAACAAGTAACATTGACCAGTTTCAATCAAGCTTAGATATGCTCGGGGTTACATATAACAAACTCGATTCATCACTACCACCATCAATTAGACGTATTTGTGATATAGGTTCACTAAATCTTTCCAAAATACATAGTAGTGAAAATGCATATCAGTATAATTTCGACTCAAAAGGTTTTGAGAACAGCAGTACATTCGGTACAAATTTAGGAGATAAACTTCCAATACTAACAACAACATTATACACAGGTGTGTCAGGTAAACCTATTGTTGCATACGAAAAATTTAGTGAAAAATACAAAGTAATATACCCTGTTCATCCCCAGACATTTGACTTACGTTATAGTGATGAAGGAACAGGAGCATTTCCTCTTTCTGCTTACTCAAAGTATTGGGGATGGAATCTTATTCTACCAAATGTTTTCAACACAACGCATAATTTTCAGCTTCAATCATATACGAACGACAACATCGATGTGCTTGCATTAGAAGATGGTGGTAGATTGGTACATCAGACATACGATGATGCTCAACAACCTGAGCGAATCGATGATTTTTATGAGTTCTATGAGTTTAACGATACTATAGATGGTACATTTATAAACGAATTTGTAGATTTCAATAATCCGAGTACGCAATTAAGTAATCTTTCATCAATATCTCAGTTTGCTGATGATGGTGGTATCATCGATGAGCTGCTGCTTAATATAATACTAACACGAACACAACTTTTAACATCATAATCAATGTCAACAACAAAGATAACAGCACTAATTTATAATAGTATAACGAACGATTTAACTGATGAAAAGCAGGACTTACAAAAGCCTTTCTCATTTTTAGAATTTCTCAATTACACACAATTGCTGGATGATGATGTTCAGAATTTTAAGCTCTATGAATCCTATATTGTTAAATGGAATAGTATAACTGTAGAAAGAGGAGAGTCATATAATGTCTCAGTGAGGGAGCAGTACATTGATATGTTCAAAGAGCTGTTGTATACATATACATCTCCAGAACAAGCTCGTATCATTAGAACTGTTGATTTTGATGATCCGGAATCGCTCAGTGTTGCAATTCCATTTTTCGTAAAACGTCTCAAAACAATATGTAGAGAGATTAAACGAGATAGAGATGAAACAATTAAAAACGTTCGTATTTTAAAAAATCGTGGTAGTTTCGAGAACACTGAACAATTCGTTAAAGACCGTATCTTAACATTTCTTGAAAAAGGTGATACAGATACAGCTGTCTTAACAGGTGTTCAGTTAAATACATCTGTTGCTATTGAAGAAGCTTATGACGTATATAATGATTATTATGATATACCATATAATAAACTTGAAGATTTCTATTCTGGTTTAGTAAAGCGTGACAATAAACTTTCAGCTAATACAAACCTGCTTAGTGCTGAAATGTTTATAAACGAAGCACAGTATTTTACAGATTTAATTAATGGGAGAGGTATACAACTCACAGATGGTGATGTTGTAATTACAATTGATGATGGTAGCCCTTTATCGGTAAGTGAAGTTACTGCAGATTTCGATACTGATAAATTACAGAATATCGATTATATCAACTTTAACCAGACGAATGATGATGAACTGAAAATAATATACGAAAAGCAGCTTTTACGTAATTACTTCGGTACTGATTATTTTTATCTTTCTACTAACAGTGAGATGCAATTCGTATCAGGTGTGTTGTTCGAAGCGGAAAACCCTGTTAGTAATATACTGAATATTAACAATGCATCGTCTCTTGTAATACCAACAGATAAAAGAAAATATGAGCGCGAAGTAGGTTTATATTTTAAACCAACAAACTTTTCATTGCTTAAAATGAAAGGTCCATTCGGTGCGCAACTCAACACAAATTTACAGCCAAATACAACATATACATACCCTGATCCAAACGGTTTCGGTAATATTGCAAATTTATCAAAAAACGTACCGCAATCACCTTATGTATTTTACCTAACTAATGATGTATACAAAAACAAATCATCTGGGTATGGTAAGTCGCTTGTTAAGAGTAGTAAAGACGATCATAATTTTTATTCATATGATTCAATTGAGCAAAAGCGTTTAACACCAAATACATTAAGCGGGTTTGAGTATAAATATGAAGAAATTGTTAATAAAGGGTATATCAATAAAGTAACATCTGATATTTTCGGTAATCAGTTTTTATTATTTGTAAATGATACAACAGGTATAAAGCAGTTTGACGATATAACATCTTTTGTTACCGATCGTGATATATTCCAATCAGCAAATACAACAACGCAAAACAAACGAAGTCCAGGATCTGAACCTAATGAAACATCATATAGAGACTTACCTGGTATACCAAAACAGTCGTATGTTGTAAACATATCAACAAACGAGCTTCAGCCACTCAGCGGTGCATTCATAGATGTATTTTCGAAATATAACAACAATACGCAGTTGTACGATGAATTGAACAATGAAATCAGGGATATAACATGTATCGATACAACGTTTATCATTAATACAACAAATTATACTTTAATTGACTCATTTGTATATGATGGTGTGTTTAACCCATCAATTTCACAAGAACTTCTTTTCGAACGATTCGATGAGGAGAGTGATGCGCTTCTTACAAGCTATACTGAATCAATTCACGTCGATAACTCAATTTATATCGGTGCTATCACAGTTGTCCCACAATTTTCATCGACTAACACAGTATATTATTTTGAAGTATACCAGTATGATACTATTACAAAAAGATCAAAAACAGTTATCAGTAGAGATACGCAACCTATTGATTACTTTATAGATAACTTTAATATTGATATTGAAGCAAGACCACAACGTATCAAGACATCGAAATTTGCGTATAACTCATTATTTGATGTATTTTCTATAGTGACGCAATTCGTAGACTTGAATGACAACTCTTATATTCATTCTTTGTTATTTAAAATTGTCAATAATGAGTTTGTAATTGAATCAAACGACATAATTGTACCTGAAAACTATTACGATACAACAACTACATACATCGTTTCAGCATTTACAGATAGTTACACAACTGTTTCATTGAGCGGTGATGTCGTATATCTCAGTGGTAATGGTAGTTTCGGGTTATAAGATTAAATATTGTCATGTTACTTGATGATACAAAAACTGTGCAGCTTTCTGCTCCTTTCCCTTCAAGTGGTAGTGTGTCAACTGTTAAAACAATTTCATATTCAGGTATTACAAACTTTATATTTGGGCTATCAGGTGTATCAAACGATGATGGCGGCGCAAATAACACAACTATTTACAAAATTTTTGCCGATTATGGGGATGGAAAAACAGAGTATTTTAATAGTAGTTTAGGTTTTAATAATTCAAAATTTTTATACGAATATTCTATACCCGAAACTATTGAACATACATACAACCCGTTCGATACAGATACGATTTCAATTGGGAGAATAGATTTTATGTATCTTAACGGGTTTACATCAACTGTGTTTTTATCCGTTTTTGCAGCAGATGTCAATCAGATAGACAGATCAGTTTTTATCGATAATGTAACTGTGACAAATGTAAACGGCAAACCTGCTCCTGTAATTAACTTCTCAGACACGAATAGTAATATGTTTATCACAGCAATTTCACCCAACACTTAAATAAAAATAGATGGCAATACTAAAGAAACTTTATACCGATCTTCTACCTGTTGAATTTACATTAAGTGATCCTGATTCGATCCTTAAGAAAATTCAGTTGCGCACTATTCAAGGTAATAATATCAGTGTGTATAATATACTCGGTAATGTTAAAGATGTTCTTGCAAAAAATTATACAGTTAACTATTTAACTGGTAAGCAACAACCGAAAGATTTTATCGATCAGGAAAAGACAAATGAGAATATTGCCAATCAGGATTTATCTACATCACTAACATTTGCTGGTCTTAGTCCTGCATCCGCAGTAAATGTTTTACGTTATAGTTTGCAAAATACGAATGCGGATGTCGATGTTATACTTGCGTCTAGTATTAATGCAAACGAGACAGTTGTTATAGACTTTTTAGATGATTTGACATGTAAGGTTAAGATCTTCGACTTCGTGGAAAAAGAAATGGTAATACCAGAACCTGGTGGTGAAATTAAGTTTGTACAGATATCACAATATCCTCTTTATAAAAGAGATGGTAAGAACATTTTCAATTATGTGTATGATGTAGATAGTAATATTATAACGTTTACAAACACAATAAGCAGCATCTTTAATATAGTATCTCCTTTAAGTGGAAGACTTTATGGTGTATCACCGTCTATACAAGCGATCAATAATGCATTTGTAAAGATTGAACCGCAACCTGGTTTCATAATCGAGAACAAGTTTACTGATAACTTCGTATATTATGATACAACCAATAATGTATATACTGTTTCAGATGAAACTCTTATTGAACAGGAATATAACTTTCTAGTGTATTACCCATACGAAGCACTTACACCGACCACAACAGGTTTTGAAACACAAATGACGTTTTTCAATCTTCGTAATCATATTTCAAACAATGCTTATGTAAATCCACTGTTACAAACAGATCATACGCAAAATCAAAGATTGTATTCATCGATTGTAAATGCTGGTGCGCGAGAAATTGTAAATGAACCACTTGCATTCAGTTACAATTTCTACACAAAAGAGTATATATTCAAAGCTGATAAAATAACAAAATTTGTTTTACCAGATACATTGTATCCTTTTTCACATGTTAATATAAATGACACCAATCTTGTCAATTGCGGTGCATATGGGGGCCAGAGTCCATACTTCAGTGATAAAGTATTCAAACTTTTAGATAACAATAAAACGAAAAACGAACCGTATCCGAATATTGATTTCGATTTGCTCTTTCAAGATAATACCTATATGCTAACACAAGATAATGATGTGTTTGTATTACAGGAGCAAGGTATCCCTGATACAATCGTCGAAAATAATGGTACTGTTTTATGCTCATGGTTAAATACGGAAGATGAAACACAACCAGGTGTGTGGTATGATAGATATTATAACCCTACATCAATTACCTTTATTGATGCTATTTCATCGAATGAAATACCACAGTTTGAGACACTCTCGCAAGCTGAACAATATCTAATACAGAATAGCTTACAAGATGAATTATTCTTTGATGTTAAGAGTAATATGGTATTTGAACCACAAGGTACATATTTCTACGAACGTATAGGTAATAAATACATCAACACTATGATTGATTCGATATCATCTCTCCTTCTGAAAGATTCGTTTGATGTAAAGACGATTGATGATGGTGCGGTATCTGTAAAACAAAACAGTCTTGTTTTTGCATCAAGCGGTTATGATTCATTCGATCTTGATACACTCACAAATAGAAATTACAGCATATCATTTAAGCTAAACTCCGATAATACAAAACCGTTCCAAAGTTATCAAATATTCGGTAACTATTACAACGACGGGTATGCAGTATTGGACGACTTCTATTTTACACCATTTATTGTTATCCCAGACTCAACCAATTTACATTTTTATAATTCAAAATTGGAATTTATAAGAACAATTCAAGTACCGCAAGTTGATACAATCATAGATGTTCTATTTCTGGATCAGCGAAATGACTTTGTTGTTTATGGTGAATTAGGTAGTATTAAAACATTTATAAAGCTTGGCTTTAATGGTGAAGTTATCGATGTGGTAAGTGATTCAAGTTCAGTTTACAACACGTTCATACAAGGTGGTTACAAGTCACGGGTTATACATAGTTACAATGCCGTGACGTTTGCAACACCACAATCAGCTCTTTATACACTTAATTTGAATTCATTTTCTCTTAGTAGCACACCAGATCCTCTTAGTGCAGCATATACAGACAAAATATTATTTTCATCGTTAAGTGGTTTTATACCTATATCGACTGATGTGAGTATTACATCGCTAACTGGTGTTAATGCAGCAAGTACACCATATTTTATTACAGATGATGTATATGCATATCACGATACAAAGCTGATTTATTTTAGTAAGACAGATGGTGGGTTTTATCAGCAATCATTATCAGCTACTGAAAAGGATATTTACAGTATTGGATCATATGATAATAAACTGTTTATACAATCATATTCACGAACAGGATCATTAAGTACCGGGCAGCTAGATGTATTCTCATCTGAACGCGATTATTTATCATCATTCAACTTATCTGTTTCAGCTGTTTCTGGTAAGCATATCGATTTTATTAAAGATGAAACAGGTATCAATGCTCTTAGCTTCTCAACGAATAGTTTGAATCAACTAATCATTGACAGAATTAATCTCGAAACTGGTCAGCTATCAACAATACAGACAAGTTATTCTGCTTTACCAGAGTTCTTTGAGAACCCTGTTGGTTTTTATAACATAGAACAGAAATATAAAGACTATCAGAATAAGTTATATTTTAGATTGAATATTGATAATTTTGTATCGGCGGAACTTATAACCGTTCTATGGAATACAGCAACGTTTCAGTTTTCAGCATCTCCGGCTGAACTCACAGCTGGTGATCTAGACGGGTTCGGTTATTGGGATGCCCAGTTCTCTGTTGAGAGTGCTGGTGATCAAAACGGTCTCGAATTGCTTTTACCGCTCGGTGAAGTAGAGACAAGCTCGATGTTTACATTTAACTTTAACATCAACGACGGTACAATAGATGTTTATAAAGATACATATAAACTAGGTACAGTATCATTCTCACCTAATTTATTCTCAATGAATAGAATAATCACACCGGATATATTCTTTAATGTACCAACTATAAAAAATGACCCTGTTACTAAATTTGTTAACAATAGTCACTTTTACGGTGATAATGGTTCAATATCCGATATCGCATTATATGATAGAACATTATCAGATGATATGATTCTATTTAAACATTTAGCACAAACAAGAATTGATGATATTAACTTTGATATACCATCCGGTACACGTAATAATATTGAACAAATCAGTAATCTTTACAATTATAATATACCAGGATTTAAAAATAATGATCTTAAAATATATATCAAACGTTCAAATGTTGATGCTGCAACAAGAGAACAGTTAAAAGCGTACCTCACCGAACAAATTAGAGCTAACAGTAATATTCAGATCGGTAATATTGTTTTTGAGTTCATCGATGATACTATTCAGACTGATGGTGTATCAACAATTGAATCTGATATTATTGCAGCTAACCCTGTTGATGATCCAAATGTTGTTTTCTATCAGGACGGTATCGTTATTCACAATGGTGATGTTGTAACATACAACCCGTAGTTTAAATAACTATATAGAAATGGCATTACCTTACAAATACAAATACACAACCGGTGGTGAGTTCGTACTTACAGGCAGTGACTATGTCGGATATTACAACGTGCTTGATAATAATGCATATCAAGGTAGATTCAATCAAGAAATATCTCTAAGACCGACGGAAGTTATCGATAATGAGATAAATTTGTCTGAAACTTTCTTTGATCGTTCTGTGTTAGATGTGTTTTCGTTCAAATATGATATTGGTGATGTGAAATTTCAACCAAATGAAATTATAAATAAAAACTCAATCAACACCAAACTTGAAAATCTCTATGATAACTTTATTGACATATACAGATATTCACAGATTATAACACCTCTTGCACCGGTAGGTTTTGTAGCACAACTTGGTGTATCAGGGTTAAATGGAGATCTTGTTTGGACAGACAATAACTATTTGGAGCCAGCAATTGATGGATCAAGTAGTCAATTTGCATTAAGTTCGTTTGATCCAGCTTTTTCAGATGATGCATTAGATACTATCAAAATTGAAACATTACAGAATAGAAATAATGATTTTCTAACATTTATATTGTCTGTATCAAGTTCGATATTTTTTATTGTTACAGATAAATCATATGCAACGTTACAAGCAGAAACAGGTTCTGACTTTGATAGCATTACTGCATTCCCGCCTGTATCAGGGGTTGGTAATTTTGATGCTAACAAGTTCAGTAGTATTAAATCCATTACTACAAATCGGAAAGATATACTATATGTGTCTGATGAAATAAACAATCAACTTTATAGTATTTATATTGGTAATATTACATCGCAAGATCGAACAGGTGACAGGTCAGTTTCACTGATTGATACAATTGGTAATACAGGAATTGACGATACGAATTTCGAACAAATATCATTTATTGAGTATGGTAACAGTAGTGTGTTTGTTTTTGATAGCGGTGAGAAATCGATTAAAAAATTCACGAGTGAACTATTATATAGATCGAAGTATTTAAACACGACATTTTTTACGACTAACACAGTATTAGCAATATCATACAATATCAATAACAATTATTTATATGTTGCAACAGATCAGAATATTATTGTTGTGCTTGATACCGATACAATGGATGAAGTTGAAAGATATAAATTCCAGAATAATTTATTCCTAGGCGAACCTATTGTTGATATTCTATTTTCTGAAAACAACAGCAACATTTATTATATTCAAACAGATAGCGGGTTATATAAATTTTTTCTCAACCGAAAAAACATTCTGATTGCTCGTTTCAAAATTGGTGGTAACTTTGCACTTGAAACAGTATGGGGTACAACTGAAACAGATTGGCGAGATACATTACCGACATGGGGGGAAGCTGATAGTGCTGTAGCTGGTCAATTTAAAGCATCGGCACTTTTAAATACTGGTGACGATTTCGATAGAATATCATTTATGTTCAATAACCGTATACTCCAGTTTCATGAAACAGATGATCAGTTCTCCCTTCTTAATGAAAAATCACTACCGTTTTACACTAAAAATGAAGTATTGATACAAGATGATATGTTCAATAACATAACGTTGAACAAAACAATGGGTAAAATGTTACATAACATGAATTTGATAACACAAAATATATCCAAAAAGGTAAATGTGAGTTACGGAAGATACGTAATACCTGAATTCTTTGCTTTGTTATATATTGATAAAGCAGGTGATAAACAAATTGTTACAGAGAGTTTTATGAAGAATTTATTCGTTGGTATGAATGAAACAACATCAACAAAAGTGTTTAACAGAATGTTTGAATCAATGTTGAATTACCAGAAACAGGTTATAGCTTTACTTGATGTAGGTTACAATAATGAAAACATACCAAAGGCTCGAAAGATATCGTTTTGATTAAGTAAAAATATAGATTATGGCAACAGCATTAACAGATTTAGTAATTAAAGAAAGTTATCACGGGCTTATTAAAACCTGTGATAACGCAGTTATACCAAGCGGTGGTATTTTATTGACAGATGGTTTTGGTAATTCATCATCAGTCACAATATATCAACCAAATGGTGGTCTAGGCGTGACAGGTGATATTAATGCAACAAATGGAGCTGTTATCGGTACATCATTATCTACAGGGAGCGGATTTAATGTTAATTCTAGCAATCTTACTACAACCGGGCTTAATGTTACTATAACAGGTGGTACAACGACATTAGCTGGGACAACAACAACAATTGCGAATGCATTAACAGTAAACTCATCTATAACCAATACTGGTAACATTGTGACATCAGGTAGTATTACTGCTACTGGTCCTATACGTTCATGTAATGATATTGTTGCATTCTATACTTCAGATGGTAGACTTAAAAATAATATACAACCTATTGAGAGTCAAAAAATTATCGAAGGTATAAACGGTTACATATACACATGGAATGAAAAATCAGAATACGTGGATCAAATAGGAGCTGGTGTAGTGGCACAGGAGTTACAGAAAGTATTCCCGCAAGCTGTACATGAACGTGATAATGGCTATCTTGCTGTTGACTATATAAAAATTATACCAGTTCTTATTGAAGAGGTAAAACGTCTTAACAATGAAATCATAACACTTAAAGAACAAATCTAATGGCAACACTCGAAGGAAAACAAATTAACAATACATATGACGGTCTGCTTAAGACAGATGATAACGCAAGTATTGATAGTAGTTTAAAACCCATAACAAGTGGTCTTGGGTGTCCGTCAGCTCTTAGTTTGAGTACGAACTCTGCTACAGTAAGCGGTACATTTAATACGACCGGTGCTACAAGTATTGGTAGCACACTTAACGTTTCAGATAATGCTTCATTTTCAAAAACAGCGACAATGCTATCGCTTGATGTGTTGTCAAACGCAGCTGTTGCAGGTTCAGTAACATCAGCTTCATTAGTAGTTCAAAATACTGGATTGTCTATCGGGTCGCATACAGTAAGTAAATCGACCAATGCATGGAATCCTTTTGCCACTACCCCTGCAAGTGGTACTCTGACATTTACTGCACCGACTGCGAGTACAATAAGTATACAATCATTAACAGGTAAAACGAATTTTGCAGTTGATGGTACGATCTTAGCTGAAGATACAATAATTTCATGTAATGATATTGTTGCTTTTTATAGCTCAGATAGTAGACTTAAAAATAATATCGAAACAATCTCTGATCCAAATAGCATAATAAGTAATTTGAGCGGTGTTTCATTTGAATGGAATGATAAAGCTGTAAGACGGGGACAGTCATATGGTTTTATAGCACAAGAAGTCCAAAAAATACTACCTGAAGCAGTTAGTACAAACAGCAACGGAATGCTTGGTATTGATTATATTCAAGTTATACCAATTCTTGTCGAGCAGGTAAAAGCTCTTACAAAAAGAATCGAGCAGCTTGAAAGTTAAATAGTTGTTCCGCTATACGTTAAGTCGCGTATAAACAATGGTAGATTACCTGAATACGATAAACCTGGTTTAACTCTCGTAGGTAGAATGTTAATGTTAAATCCTGTACGCTCTTTAAATACATTTTTGTAATCCAGTTCATCTGGTAACCTAAGATCAACATAAATGGTGTTTAAAAAGTCTTTAAATCTTATACGGACATCAACATATGTACTTTCTGTTTGTGTAATATCTTCAAAAAATGTATCAATTGATTTACTTGTTACAAACATATAATCTGATTGTAATGTCTTCTGACGTATCGTCACAGATTTTTGGACAGGTGTTGTAGTACCAGACGAGTTAGAATTTTTAAAAGTATCGTTTTGACCATACAATCCGTTTATATCAAATGCAAGCGACATAATATGTCGCGACACTTCTGTGAATGCTGAGGATAATGTAGCAGCTAGACAATAACCGATCCCAGGTTCTCCATTGATTTCATCAATCGGGTATGAACCATCTACTAGAAAGATCATGAATCCTGTTCGTGCATCAAAGAAATTCTCTAAGTAAAATACCTGACCTTCTTCAGAAAGAATTTGGAATTGGTTCTGTTCATCAACCAGTGCATTATAATCAAATGCAAGTCTGAATGAAATATACATATCATCTTTTGGGGAAAATGATGTATTATAGATTATTCTATTACAGAATGTATCATTTAATTTTGTGTTTGTCGCCATTGTTTATAATATTTAAGATGGACTATTCGGAAACAACAGCTATAATTTGAATGATGCGAGAATTTAAAACATGTGATCAACTGTACACTTATTTGAGAGTACAATGTAAAAAAACAGACAAGCAGCTAATTGAGACGATAATGCAAACAGTTACTGGTCTTGGTATTGGTAAAGAATATGTAACTCATTATAATGAGTTTGTTAAAACACAAAATCCACGAGCAGCAATGTTAAGTGCATACGAAAAGATTAAAAATGAAAACGCTTAAAACATTATATTCATACAAAGACATTGTATTACAACCCGCATATAGTACATGTGTAAGTAGATCAAAAATTGACACAAGTGTTAAGTTCCTAGATAAGAAATTCAAAAGTTGTATCATACCAGCTAACATGAAGTGCTGTGTTGATTTTCAAACAGCTGAAAGACTAGCATATAGTAATTATTTTTACATACTACATAGATTTTACCCGTACAAAAAAATTCTTGATTGGGTAAATGATGAACATCCAGATATGTATAAATCAATAAGCTTAGGTGTAAACAATCAGGACATCAAGATTGTTACCATGCTTGATAAAGACAAGATCAATTGCATTACAATTGATGTAGCACATGGTGATCATGTATTGGTCAAAAATATGATCATACATATCAAGAAACATTTACCGAATACGAAAATCATTGCTGGTAATGTTGGTACGGTAGACGGTGCCTTACGATTACAAGAATGGGGCGTAGATGCTGTTAAAGTTGGGCTTAGTATGGGAAAGAGTTGTACAACATATAATACAACAGGGGTTGGATCACCTATGTTCTCGATTGTTAGAGATTGTTTTGAAGATCCAAAACTTGATATACCAATTATAGCTGATGGGCAAATTAGAGAACCTGGTGATGTGTGTAAAGCTCTTGTAGGTGGTGCAACAATGGTAATGATCGGCAGTGAGTTCGCAAAGCTGAAAGACAGTCCAGCAAGATGTTTTAAACAACTTGAGGATCCTACTGCAGGTATTTATACTCACTGGAAAGAATTCTA